GGGAGGATCGTCTACGGGATCCGCAGGCTCTGCGGCGACGACGCTCTGACGGTCGCGGATCGTCTCACGAAGGGCGTAGACCTGATCGAGAACGACCCGATCCTCAGGCTTCGACAGCGGCTCCTCAAGGATCTCGCCGAGAAGCACAACCGGATGTCGGCAGAGATGGCGATCAGCCTGATCGTCATGGCTTGGAACTACTGGATCAAGGGCGAGACGGTTCGTGTCCTCGCTTGGAGGGGCACCGGCCCTCGCGCCATGCCTGCCCCTGAGATCTACGTCCCGAGCAAGGAGGACAACGCAGAATGACCTACCCAAGACTCGACGATGTCGTCAAGGCTGACGACGTAAGCAAGAAGGGCGGCGGCAACTTCGCTGCCGACTACGTGAACTGGGCGCGGATCGCCTTCTACCTGCGCGAGCACGGGGATGGATGGCAACCCGTGGCCGTTGAAAACAGGGAGACGGGCGACATCGCGCACCGTGCGCCGGACGGAAGCTACTACCTGCTGATCGCGTTCGACCACCCCAGTGGTAGACGCACCTCGCCGGTCCCGCACGCGGTGATGGATCACCGGATGCAGGCCAAGAAGAACCCCGACGCCCGCGACATCTCCGACGCCTTCGTGCGTGGCATGTGCAAGGCGGCGGCGCTGCTGTTCGGGCTGGGCTGGAAGCTCTGGAGCAAGGACGACCCGATGGAACGGGAAGCCCCTGCCCCGAAGCCCAAGCCTGCGATCATCGACATCGAGCCGTTCCCGTTGAAGGAGCACGCGCTCGAAGCGTTGAAGAACGTGTCGGACTCCAAGTCCTACAAGGAATGGGGGATGCGCGTGAAGATCAGCAAGATCGTCGGCGCAGACCTCGACGACTTGCGCGAGGCAGGCCAAGAGCACATGGCGATCCTCAAGGAAGCCTTTGGTGTTGAACAGAAGGATCGAAGCTGATGAAAGACCCAAGCCACCAAGAGAAGAAGCCGCTGGACGATTATGACCAGGAGATCCTCAAAGCGATGCTATACATGGGTGCCGTCCCCGGCGGCCCCACTGTAACCACCAAGCAGATCCAGCAGTTCTGCGAATGGAAGCAGTCCGTCGCCGAGGGCCTTCGGATTCTGGAGGGTCTCTTTGACAAGAAGATCCTAGCCCGCTTCATCGACGGTGAACTACGGACCCATCCTATGACTGAAGATGGGGCCTGGGACGACGACCTCGCCTATGGCGAAGACGCAGAAGAAGACGGATGGGTGATCTCATGAGCCCAAGAGACAAGGTTCTGATCCAAGCCGGGGCAGTCGTCCAAGCTTGGAGGAGGTCCATGTCTACGTCGATTCCGCAAGGCTTGGATAGTTCCATCCAGGCTTTGAGGGATGCGATCGAGCACATGAACTCTGAGGCCAAGGCTCGCGCCAGCGATCCTGAGACCAGCAGGCAAGGGCCGTCGCCCTTGCATACGAACGAGACCCGGAGCCGTGTCCTCAAGACTTTGCAGCCTCGTCCTTTGACGGACTTGGAGTTGGTTGAGGCTATGGATGGGAGGATGACTGCCAGCAGCATCCGATCGCGTCGAGCGGAGCTTGTCGTGATGGGTCTCGTGAGAGACAGCGGCAAGCGGAGGCGGTCCAAGAACGGTAGGCTTCACACCGTGTGGCAAACGATATGAACCACCCTGACCGCATCCTACTGGCTGTCTGCAAAGCCTTTAGCGTAGATCCTCTTGTGATCTGGAGTCACTCACGCACCAGGATGGCGAGCCACCCTCGAATGGTGGCCGCCCACCTGATGCGGGAGATGACCCCGATGACGATGGAGGACATCACCCTTTACTTGAATCGCACGGATCACTCGACGGCTCACTACTGGGTCAAGACCGCGAAGGACTTGGAGAAGAGCGATCTGTATGGATCAGTCATCAACCAAATCAGAGAGGATCTAGCCAAAGATGAGCAATCGTCCTTCCCGGCCCACGAGTTACAGGGCCAGCACCCGGTTCTGCGAGAAGGGGCACGACACTCATATCGTGGGGAGAAACTACGAAGGGTCTTGCAGTTCATGCCGAGCCAATCCATCTCAAAAGCAGATGGAGGAGGTGAGCAGGACGGATCAACTACTGAAACTTACTAGCGAACTGGAGCACTGCATGTCATGGGAACGACGAGACATCCTAATGAAGATAAGAGACCTGAAGAGGGGCTCTATGGGCTGATGCGCGAGGCGGGGTTTACCTCTGTCGAGTCGCTGTCCAAGAAGTCCGGCGTCAGCGTCAGGACGATATTCAACTGCCAATACAACCTCAGCGCCCCGACCAACGGGACGGTGGTCCTCCTGGCTCGCGCCTTGAAGGTGGACCCTAGCCGTCTTCGTTCGGCTCTAAGTGAGCGAGGATGATTGGCTCGCGGCGCAGGGTCCATACCTTGCGCTTGCCCCTCGGTCCTCGCTTGGCCCAGGACCAGATCTCAAAGCGGGCCGGGGCTTTGAGCCAGAGCTTGAGCCTCGGCTCCGCGATCGACTTCTTGCGTCGGGCGGCGTGTCCCGTGCCGGACGTAGCCTGGACTGCGAGCGGGCCTTGTTCGAGGTCGTCGATGACGATGATGTCGATGCACCCGAACAGATCCTGGCGGATGCGGGCGTGCGGGTTCCACTTCTCCACGACCCCGGCGATCCAGCCGTTCTTGCGGCAGTATTCGAGAGATCGTTGGGTAGGGCTGGACACGGGGCGTGCCTGATGCTAGACATGCCTACGCATGGTCTCAAGAGAGAGGGGGTCATGTCATGCCTCTGCTACATCTGGCGAGATGTGGGTTTGCGATAGCCATAACAAACGGCAGAGGCTTTGAGTGCGGTAGCTGAGAGGTTTTGCTTGTTTTCCCTTCTCGGCTACCGCGCTCTCCTTTCACACACTTGGGCCGGAACCCCTGATCCGCGCGGCTGAATAAGCCAGCGCGCTCCCTCCCTTCCCAGCAACCTAGCACCAGCGGTTCCGGCCCTCTTTTCTTGCTTGCATCCCGTGACGCGAAGCGTTACGGAGAGGGGCATGAGAGGGCAAACCAAGTTACTGGGCAACGAGCTACTGGACTCAAACCTCTGGGACGACACGATCTCCGTCGCTTCCAGATGGTTGTTCATCTGCTTGCTGCTGAAGACGGACGACGAGGGCTGGATCGAGGTGGACGAGGACTACCGCGTCTGCTCTGAGATCTCAGGCTTAGGCATCCAGTCGGCGCAGAAGGCGCTGGCGGAGCTTCAGAAGGCGAACCTGATCTGCGTCTTCGACGACGACACGATCAGCGTCAACCGGGTCAGCCGGTTCCGTCAGCGCCAGACCGTGGCGCAAGCCAAGGCCGCCGAGAGAGTCCGGCGTCACCGTGAACGGAAGGCTCAAGCCGCTACCGGCAGCGCCACCAAGAACGCTACCAAGAAAGCTACAATCAACCCTCCCCCCCAGCCCCCCCCTAGTGATATATTCTCTAGTACTAGTACTAGTACAGACAGTACTAGTAGTACTAGTAGTACTAGTACAGTACAGGAGAAGAGGCAGGACCGGGAGGAGAAGTGGGCCGAGACGGGGTTCACCGAGTTCTGGGACGCCTACGGCAAGAAGACTGGGGCCAAGCCTGCGTTCTCTAGCTGGAACCGGATGTCCAAGAAGGACCGCAGGGCAGCCATGGGGCGCGTTCAGGAGTACGTCGCGAGCACGCCGGACGTGAGATTCCGCAAGAACCCCTCGACGTGGCTGAACCAACGAGGCTGGGAAGACGAGATGGTCGCGCCTCAAAAGCCCATGCCTCAAGAGCATCTGCATGAGGCTGGCGAGATTCACTTCTAAGAGACTTTCTCTGCCCAGGCTGTCTGGGCAGGGATGACCGCCGATCGTCCAACACAGGGGCAAGGAGGGCCGCTAGGATGGAAGAGAGCGACGACACGCAGATCATGAACGCTTGGAGGACGCTGGAAGAGGCGACCAAGCATTGCGACAGCCACGGGGCCTACGAGTCCAGCCTGATGGCGCACCGGCACCCACGGACCCAGGCGTTCTGGACGAAGTGCCCGCAGTGCAACGAGGAGATCGCCGAGGAGGAGGAGCGGCTACGGAAGAGCTACGAGATGCTCGTCCAGTCTGACCCCGGCGTCGAAGACCGGCTCCGGGCCATGATGATGGACGATTCCGGCGTGCCGCCGCGCTACCGCAGCGCCCGGCTCAAAGACTGGCAGGGCCAGAACCCAGCCATGCAGGAAGTCGGCAAGACTCTCCAGACCTATGTTGAAAGTTTCGACATCGCGCTGGAGCAGTGCAAGAACTTGATCTTCGTCGGCAACCCCGGCGCTGGCAAGACTTACGCCGCTTGCGCCGTAGTCAACGAGATCATCTACAAGCGAGACCATTCCGCGCTCTACACCACGACGCAGGACTACCTCGTCCGACTCAGGGCAACCTACCAACCCGAAGCAGAGGAGCGGGAGATGGACGTGTTCAACACCTACGTCTCCCCCAGCCTCCTAGTCCTCGACGAAGTCGGGCGGCACAAGGACAGCAAGCACGCCTCAGACAGCCTGTTCGCCCTGCTCGACCGGCGCTACCGAGAAGTCCGACCCACCATCCTGATCTCGAACATGAGCAAGGATGAACTGAAGGAGTATCTCGGAGAAGCCTTGGTCTCCAGGCTCAGGCAGGACGGGCAGATGCTCGGCTTCTACTGGGAGGACCAGAGGAAGTGATCGTCATGCCTACAAACAACACGGGCATTGTTGTCGGCTACCTAGCTGGACGTTACCCGCAGAGAATCGGGCACTTGTTCAGCCCAGAAGGTCTACGAGAGACTCACGACTGGCTCCCGTTCGCCTTGGACAACGGGAAGTTTGCTTGCTGGAGCAACGGCAAGGAATGGGACGAGCAAGGCTACCGCGAGATGCTAAGGATCGTGGCCTCCAGATCTCAGAAACCTCTTTGGGCGTTAGTTCCAGACGAGGTCGCGAATGCGCCAGAGACCTTACGTCTTTGGAAGATCTGGCTGCCAGTCCTGAAGGGCTACGGATGGAACGTGGCGTTCGCTGTCCAAGACGGCATGACAAAAGACGATGTCCCCAGCGACGCCGACGTGATCTTCGTCGGAGGATCTACAGCTTGGAAGTGGAGCACCGTGCATCGTTGGTGCGATGACTTCCCGCGTGTCCACGTCGGTCGAGTCAACACGAACGGCAAGTTGTGGGAATGCCATGAGTCTGGCGCGGAATCATGCGACGGGACCGGATGGTTCCGTGGATGCTAACGTCAACTGGGTGGGCTGTTTCGTTATCTAGAACGAAGCAGCCAAGGGATGAAAAACGAAAGGGGGCCAAAGCTATGGGACAACGAAAAGATAAAAACGTAGTGCTGTTGATGAGCGGGGGGCACGACTCTGCCAACATCCTTAGAGAACTGAAGTCCGTTAAATCTGCGCTATTTGTGGACTACGGACAGCCTTGCGCGTCAGAGGAACTGGCCGCATCCGTAGAGATCTGCCGCCGCTACGGCGTGACGCTGCATACCAAGACGATCCCGCCGCTGCCAACAACGGCAGTTACTTGGGAGAAGACGGAGGAAGGCCGACCTGTCTATCTCGCTCGCAACCTCATCCTCATCAGCTTGGCTATCGCTCACGCTCAAGAGGTAGGGGCTAACGACGTATTGATCGGCTGCACCGCAGAGGACCACGACCTCTTCCCAGACTGCCGCCCTCTGTTTCTTGAGCACTTAAGCAAGGCTTGCAAGGCTGCTTACAGGGTTGGCGTCAAGGCTCCGCTGGCAGTCCGCTCCAGCTACATCGTTGAAGGGACTTGGTCTTGCTACGATCCCTTGGTCTTTGGCAAGCCTTGCGGGGAGTGCTACGGATGCAAGAAGGGGCAGCCGGTATGACTAGCGCCATCTACGTCAGCGACATGTTCAGCGCCTTCCAAGGGACAGGCCACCTGACCGGGACGCGGCAGTTCTTCGTGCGTTTCGCGGGATGCTCGGTGAAGTGCCCGATCCGCAAGGACTGTGATGAGCCGTCTGCCCTCACCCGCAAAGAGGCGACGGAACACAGTGCTCACTCCATCGTCAACTACGCCCTCAAAGCTGTCGGTCCCCGTGGTTGGCTACACATCACGGGCGGCGAGCCAACGGATCAAAGTACGGGCTTGCAGGAACTAGTCATGCACGCTCGCGAGTCGGGTCTGTATGTCCACGTCCAGACCTCTGGCGTGCGTCGCCTGCCTGTACAATGGGATTGGGTGACAGTCAGCCCCAAGGTCCGTAAGCCTGAGCAGAAGTTTGGGCAGGAGATGGTGGTCATCGACGACGGCACCGTGACGATCGAATGGTTGGACGAACTTCGATCTACAACCAGCTTCTGGTCTTACTACCTATGCCCGCTTTGGGGGCGTGACATGAAGCTCACGTCTGAGCTGGCTTGGAGGGCTAAGTGGGATCTGACTTGGCAAATGCACAAGCACGGAGGATTGAAGTGATCCTCGGCTTCTACTGGGAGGACCAGCGGAAGTGATCTACCACTTGACCTTGTCGGCCCAGTAAGCCGCCGACATCTTGCCCTTCGCGATGTTCTTGGCGTGCCTCGCCTTGAAGGACTTGCGGCGGGCTTTCTCGCTGGCAGTCTTCGGGTTCTTGCCCGCGCCGCTCACGCCCTTCTGACCGAAGCGGATGAGCTTGACCTTGCCGCCTACCTTCGCAAGCACGGCGTGAGACTTCGAGCCGTGGCCCGGAGTGCGCTTGGGCTTGTTGTAGCCCGAGAACTTCTCACCGCCGCGCTCAACCATTACCTCTTCTTCGCAGTCTTAGCGCTGCGCTTGAAAGCCTTTGCGGTCGGGGCACCCTTGGTCCCCGGCTTACGCATCTTCTCGCCCGAGCCAGCCGCGATGCGCTTACGCTTCGCGTTGATGTTGGCGTAGAGCCCCTTCTTCTTAGCGGCCATAGCCCTTCTTCTTGCCCGGCATGGGCTTCTTGCCAACCTTCTTGGCAACCTTGGCGGGCATGGGCTTCTTGGAACCAGACTTCTTTGCGTGCTTAGGCATGTTAGACACTCGCGACAAACACTTCGACATCCACGGCAGCCGTGTCCGCCGTGGCCGTGATGTCCACCAAGTCCTCCAACGCCACCGTCAGCGCAGAAGAGTCGGCGTCCATCGTATCCTTGCACCCGCCCGACATGTCGCACGGGTAGAGGAACGAGTGACCAGCGTCCAGCAGCAGCGCGAACTCGGCGCTGCCCTCGCTGCGGAACGTCAGCGTGACGTGGTTCGTGTCGTCCTTGTTAGTGATGCGGATGTAACGGACATCGTCCTCGTCAAGCTGACCAGCGAGGTAGCTCTTCGCGAGGTCCGTCTCCAGCGTGGTGGAGAATCCGAGCAGGCCAGACTCCGTGGTCGGCACCGTGACGATGCGCTTCACGATCTCGTTCACGCTGTCCACCGTGATCGAGTTGGTCGCACCCTGAGCAGACCCGTTGAGCGTGATCGCCTCCGTGATCGTGATGGTCAGGGTCGAAGCAGTGATGGTCGAGGCCATGTCGGTAGTGTCTCAGAAATACGGTGGGACGCAAGTGTTATGCAAGTTGCTTGTTTACAGCATGTTACCTACTCAGACGTTGCAGGTCGCTCCGCTGGCCTGTGACGGCTCCTCGCAGGAAGTCGTAGGTGCTCTCGCTTTCGAGTTCGCCTGCGATCTCGTCCCCGATCAGGGTCGCACGGCTGAAGATCCGCGAGGTCGGGACGCCCATGATGGTGCCCAACTCCGACACGAAGTTCAGGGTGCCCCGG